TGTAATGTAGAAATTCCCTTCACGAGCGTTCCTGTGTATTGCTTTGGTTCGACTCTACCAGTGGTCGACCCTCCGGAGTAAGACTCCGATGACTTGAATTGTTTCGCTTCTGCAAGTCGAATATCTGCATACGACGGCTGCTTGCTTGTTGACATCGGACTAAATGCCGGTGCCTTGAATTTCCCATAAACTTCTCCTTTGACTTTTTTGGGTTTACGTTTACGACCTGAATAGTCGTGTGATGTTGAATAGAATCTCATCGACAATCTCTCACTTGGTGGTTGACACAATCTTTGATCTTGCGACGAATCTGACTCTTCTCAAGAGCGATGTCAAACTCCGCCTTGATCTTCTGTGCCCGCAAAGTACGATCGAACTCATCTGCGATAAACGATTTCGCAATACCAAGATCTGCGATCTCACCAGACTCGACCTGTTCAATCACTTCTTTGATGAGGTAGATGTCTGCGAGGTCTTCCCATCGGTCTGCGCTAGCGCAACCACTGGTTCCGATGGCAACCAACGAGAACACTGCAACAATTCCCTTTCGTAAGGTACGCATATTAACGGAGCGACTCCGCGTCCTCCCGTACACGTCTCTTCCACCGTTATCCATGATACCCATTCTATACAATCCTCTTCCTTTCTCTCATTTACTGAACACCCAGTATACAATATTGTTAAAACAAATACAAATACTTTTTTCATGAAATAATCCCATAAGTGATACCCCCATAAAAATTAAGTTGAACTTGTTATATTCATCCTTCGTTCTCTAAGTCCCAAATACAAATGTTAGAATTGGTCCTCTTCCGTTGACCCTTTAAGCGCTGCTGTTGACCCACTACCAAGTGCCGTTGTAATCGCGTCAAAATAGGACACTCCGACTTCTCTTTGGTGTTTCGTACTTGTATATCCGTCTGCTTCCGCATCGAATTCTGCCTCCTGAAGTTGCGAGTATGCTAACATGCCATTTTCTTTGTAATCTTTGGCAAATTGGAATACCGCATGATTCGTTGAATGGAATCCCCCAAGTGTAATAAATTGGAATACGTAACCCATCTTCGCAAGTTCACCTTGGAATGATTTGAGTTCGGCGTCGTTTGGAATTGACTTTCTCCAGTTAAATGATGGCGAACAGTTATACGCCAACATTGCGTCCGGTACTGCACCCTTCACTGCGTCTGCGAATCTCTTCGCTTCTTTCAGACATGGCTTGGATGTTTCACACCAGACTAGGTCTGCATACTCTGCGTATGCCTGTCCCCGAACACAACCGTATTCGAGACCCATCCCTTCTTTGAGCATAAAGAATCCTTCGGATGTCCGACACTTGATCGAACCCGCAGAACCTTGTGCAACTCGTTTGATGAAGGGTTTGTCGATGTCACTTACATCAGATGAAAGTAACTTAGCAGACTCAGCGTCAGTTCGTGCAATGACCACAGTGTCAGTACCGGCAACATCACTAGCAAGACGGGCAGCATTAAGGTTACGGATAGCAGCAGATACAGGTATAAGAACCTTTCCTCCCAAGTGACCGCACTTCTTTTCAGATGCAAGTTGATCCTCGAAATGAACTGCCGCAGCTCCTGCATCGATAAGATTCCGAGCAAGTTCATACGCATTTAAGACTCCCCCAAATCCTGCTTCAGCGTCGGCGATGATGGGAGCGTAGCGAAACCCCCTGCCAGACTCCAAATAGGAGATTTGGTCTTGTCGCTTAAATGCATTATTGATACTACGCACAACATCAGGAACACTGTTAACAGCGTATAATGACTGATCGGGATAGACTTCTTGAGTTGAGTTTGCCGCTGCTGCGACTTGCCATCCTGAACAATAGATTGCCTTGAGTCCGGCTTTGACGTGTTGGACTGCTTGTTGACCATTATAAGCTCCAAAGGTGTTGATGTAAAGGTAATCACGAAACATGGCGCGGAGATTGTGCGCTTGGTCTCGTGCGAATTGATTGGTATAGTGACGCGACCCACGTAGTTTCTCAACTACCTGTGGATCATAATCTCGTTTCTTGTTCATAACATAGCTCCGGTAAAAATTGTTAAGATACTAAAGATTACCCCCAGAGCAAATATCTCGACCCAATACTGGTCGACTACTCTCTTTAGTCCCATGATAAACTTATACGGGTTTTCCCGTCTTCGTCAAAACTATCTATACGGACGCCACACTCTTCAATTATTGGCATGATAGCCTTGAAGTTCTCGACGCCTTCTTTACTCCCGTCAAAACAGAAGTAAGAATCTGTTTGTTGTTCTGGTGAATTGCAGATGAAACCATCAACCGATGTGTCGTACTCAGACGGATCAAAACCCTCTTCGATCTCGCCTTTACCAAAACACGTCATACACTCTTCATCTTCTTCATCGTAACCTTCGCCATGACAATCCGGACACTCTTCACCTTCGATGTAGTATTCACAGTCCTGCGAGTGATTGAAGAGAACCTTGGACAGATCGATATCTTCATACTCGATTCGGTTACCATCCGCATCCTCACGGATCAGATAACCATCGTCATCGTACTGTGCATCAAAGTAGTCGGGTAGACTCGACCACGCACAACTCTGACAACATGGAAGATTCCAACCAACGTACCAACCTTCTTCGCGCAGGCGTTCCTGCATCTTTCTGAAACCATTTTCCATCATGTCACCTGCTGTTGTAAATTTCATATCGTTCATTTTTCGATCTCAAAATGCATACGGTGTTCGATACGACCAGCTTTAATTAAATCAATAGTCGGTAGACCTTCGCTGTCGTAACCAAAACTTTGTTGATAGTCGGGGTAACGTTCTTCTGCTAATTGAACAAGTCGCCACTCCATTTCTTCGGGTGGAAATCCATCCTCTTTAATTACAGAAAAATCGTCAATCCCAGCGGTCAAAGTGATCAGTTTCAATGGTAACACCTTTCAGTCAAAACACTCTCTAAAGTATACGCTTCCTCTTCGCAAAAGTCAAGTCCGTTCGCCAGTTGACGTGCATGGACTAACTCGTGTGCGATAGCGATCGCAGTCTCACGTTCCGATAAGTTTGGAGCAATATCGATGAAACACTCATTTTCATCAACTCCCTCCAGACAGTAACCGTGCGCGTTGTTTTCAAGTTCGTACTCTTCGCGGGTGATGTCGATAGTGAAATCGATATCTTCAGGAAAAAGAACATTGCAGACCGCAACCGAAAATTCTTCGAGTCGCGGAGTAAGGTTATTCATGAATAAGTACATTATGCCTCCAGAACGTAGGGCTTGTTGAACTGACCAACGTTGATGTCAATGTAGTGACTTCGGTGAAAGTAGTCAGTCATGCTGTCATCGTGACAGAAGAAGTTTGGACCTTCCATCGCCTCTTTTAGTTCACTCAGAAACGCAACAACTTCGGGGTTGTCATAGTTTTCTTCAATCCAGTAAGGGTTGACCTGAATATAGTCACGTTCATACTCACTTGCACCCAAGGCACCAAGGATGTCCAACTTACCACTCTTAATGTTACATACAAGACTCATGTGGTGTCGAACCGCAATAGAACCCTTCATTCCATACTTCTTGAGAACCGCCTTGATCTGCGGTGCCAACTCTTTCTTCATTTCTTGACTTACATACGCCATAACAAAAACTCCTATCAATCATCAAATTACGTAGTAATTATATCAAGATCGATAGGAGTCGTCAACTGTTTTTTCATTTTAATTATGAATAGTCGATATTCACTAAACTTATTATGAGAAGTATTTGTTAAGGGTCTCTAACTTTTCATCCGCTTCTGCGAGGTTTGCAAGTTCACTCTCGATGCTTTCCATAATGTCTGGATGTTCTCCAATACCCGCTGGGTTGATCAGATAGATCTCGATGTTGGCTTTGTGATAGTTGACCTTTCCTTCTAGATGTTCCCGCATCGCGGACAGCAGAATCGTTCTTACTGGTGATGTCATTTTTTGTTCTCCTTTGAAACCATTGTCTGACATAGTATTTACGGATTACTGCAACCATAAAAAAGATCGCAGTCATTGAAATTGAGATCTGTCCGGCAGACCAATCCCACGCCAACATCGGTGTGAGAAATATAAAGTTTAACAAAAGATTGATAGGTGTGGCAAGCGCCGTATCAAATATTGCTTCCTTCAACGCTGGTTTGTCTTTCATTATGAATCCTATCATGTTCGAACAACATCAAAAATCCGTAATGAATGATCTTCATTATGTCCTTTCGATGATCTTCGGGGGTTCCTTTTTTTCCGTAACGTCCGTTGTATTTATCAACGTTACCAGAGAAGAAACCTAGACCGTGACCACGATCGATGATTACTTCAGACGACTGCAAACCACCGTGTCCATAGTGACCAGAGTATGTGCTATCAATGTAGTCGCGAAACTCATTGATTAACTCGTTCTCACGGAACTTGTAATTTATGGGGTGTTTTATAGTGAAAACAAAATCTTCTCCAAAACTTGTTTGAAGATCAACTTCTCCTGGCGTAAGGTCGATCGTGTCGACAGTAATTTCGCCTAGGTTTGCGGTTTCACTTATATTAAATAAATCAAATTGTGACATTCTATATCCTTTTATACCATGATGCAATTGTGTAACGTGTACCACTTTCTAACTTTCTCACACGATGGAAGTAACTGATCCCATCGTAGAAAAATATTCGACCTTGTTTGGGGACGATAGTAGTACCATCTTCGAGCTGTGTCTCGCCACCTTCAAAGTCATCATTCAAATAGAGAACTGAGGTGTACATAGTGTGTTTGCTCGCAACATCATTGTGCAACCCCATTCGTTGTCCTCGT